AAGTTACGAGGTAGAAGCCGTAATATAATTAATCAAAAGAAACGCCTGAGAGGGCGGTTTAGGAGAAAAAACTAACGCGGTTTTTTCGCTTCTACCCTAGACCACTTCTCAGGTTTTTTTTATGGCATTAAATACAGAACAAATAGAATTACAAAAACAATTGCGCTTATTTATAAGCAGCAATAAAAGTGGTTTTTTTGGGGTTCTTGGTGCGGGGGGAACTGGAAAGACTTACACAATTTGCAATACAATAAACGCAAATAATGCTATTTTTTTAGGGGCTACAAATAAAGTATGTAATGTACTAAAAGTTGGTTTAATGAAAGAGGGTGTTATAAACCCAAAGATAAAAACTATTGATAGTTTCCTTTCATTTAAGATAAAAAAAGACCACAACAATCGTTCGGTAATTACCCACAGATTACCAAAATTAGAGAGCGTACCGCCTATTATTGTTATTGATGAAATTTCATTGATAAACACTAGAAGCCTTGATATGTTATTAAAACTAAAGCATAAAAGAAAATTTATACTACTTGGAGATAATATGCAGATTCCGCCAATAGAAGATGAATTTGTTAGAGATGCACAAGGCTTTAAGGTTAGTAAAATATTTACTCATTTAGATTACTCATACACATTAACTACTCAACAAAGACAAAAAGACGGAACGCCGCTTTTTAATTTTATAGCTAACTTTCGCCAACACATGACTAATCGAATGCCATTAGAAAAATTAGCTATTCATCATCAAAACGGCAATGATATACAGTATTTTGATATGAACGATAAAGAACTTAAATCGTACATAAGAAATAGCGATGCAATAGCGGTTTGCTTTAAAAACCTTACTGTACTTAGTTTTTCATGGTTAATCGGATCGACTAAATTAAATCAAAAGCATTATAGAGTAAATGATATAAACATAGGAGATAAGGTTTTTTTTGATAGCTATTACAATGATGAAGAAAATGTATTTTATACTAGCGATACGGTTACCATTAAAGACATTGAATTAAATTGTCAAATGGAAGTTGAAATAAAAGAAAATTTATTTGTAACCGTACCTATTAAAAAAATAATGGTTCAAAATATCGATGAGCAAAGTTTTGTAATAAATTCAGGTATTGGATATAAAGAAACTCTTTACCCAGTATATTACCAAGTAGATAAATGGAGAAATAAATATAAAAAAGAAATGCAAGAATCTTTTAATCTTGGTCATTTAAAAAAACCGCATATCATAAAAAAGAAAATTGCAGACTTAAATACAAAATACAGTAACTTTCAAATTGGATTAGCAAAACTAAAAAAGCCCTTTTCAATAACAAGTCATAAGGCGCAAGGTTCTACTTATAACGATGTAATTATACCTATTTACGATTACTGGGCAAAAGAACCGCAAGACGCAAATCAGCTTCTTTATGTTGCATTAAGTAGGGCAAAAGAAAGAATTATATTTGTTAATAGAAAAGAAAATTTTAAGGATAATAATAATAGATATAGTTTCACAGAATACGAAAAGTTTTCTATCGCATCTTCTCATGAGTATATTTGTGCAAATTGTAAAATAGAACTTCAAGATAGAGAATTTGATATAGACCATATTATACCAATTGCCAACGGTGGGAAAAATACAATAGATAACTTGCAACCGCTTTGTAAAAATTGTCATAAAGAAAAATGTAAAACAGAAAAATATGAAAGTTCCATTTAATTCAAAGATTTCAGTATTTAAAAACATATTCGAGGTAAAAGATACTCCTTATGAAATGACCGTTACTGATATACACGCTAGAATAAAAAACGGTTATCCTGAATTGATAGACAAGATAAATAAAATACGAACAAGCGACAACGAGGAATTTGCTGCAAAATTAAAAGCTAGTCTTTTAGGTATAATGTTTAACGGAACATTTTCTGAACGTAACGATAATGGACTAATTAACCATAGCGGAATGTGTATATTGGATTTTGATGATTATGAAACACCTGAAGCTATGCAAGAAGAAAGAGAAAGAATTTGTGCAGACCGTTACACATTACTTTGCTTTACTTCTCCTTCTGGTAATGGCTTAAAAGTTGTTATTCGTATTCCTAAATCAGATAAGGATGAACATAAACGCCGATTTTCTGCATACGGTAAGTACATAAATTCAGAAAACTTTGATATAAAGAACTCAAATATTAGTAGGGTATGTTTTGAAAGCTACGATCCTAATATTTACCTTAATCAATTTTGTGAAGAATTTACCGATATTGATGAAGATAGGGGGTATACTTACACCGAAAGAACTCCCATTTGCATATTAGAAAACGAGCAAAAAAAGATTGATATAATAATGGGCTTTTCCTTTAAAAAGGATTTTGCACCTGGAGAAAGAAACGCATACATATTTGATTTGGCGGGGTTGTTTTGCGAGTACGGAATAGATAAAATTACCGCAGAAAATTACATACTTAATAATGTAGTTATTGGCGATTTTTCAGAGCGTGAGGCAAAGACCGCAATAGGTAGCGCATACAAGAAAAGGGTATTTGATAGCAGATTTTTTGAAGATTACGAAAGCGTTAAGAATGTAAAAAATAAGATAAGAAGCGGAGTAGATAAGGAAATAATTAAAAAGCAATTAAACGTAACTGAAGAAGTAATAAATGAAGTAAAGAACCAGTTAGCTGAATCAGACCAAGTATTTTGGCAAATAATAAAAGATAAGAAAGGAAATGAAACAATAAGCATTGAACCTAGAAAATACGCTGAATATCTTATAAAGAATGGATTCAATAAATATTATCCTGAAAATAGTCAATCTCCACAATTTATAGAAATTAAAGAAAATAAGATTAAACTTAGTAGTATAAACCGAATAAAGGACTTTGTGCTTACTATGTTACTTGAAAGGTCTGAAATATCTGTTTGGAATCATTGCAGTAAAAGCGTTCAGCTATTTAACGAAAACTTTTTAAATATGATTGAAGCGGTAAACCTTACTATGCTTAAAGATGATAAAGATACAAGCTACTTTCCTTTTAAAAATGGCATTGCTAAGGTTACTAAAAATGACATAAAACTTATACCTTACATTGATTGCGGTGGATATGTTTGGGAAGAACATATTATACAACATGACTTCAGAGTAGAAACAGACCATTTCACAGACTTTACAGATTTTATAACAAAGATATCTGGAAGCGAAGAAATTAGGACAGAAGCGTTTAAAAGTGCATTAGGATACATACTTCATAATTTTAAAAGTAAGACAGACCAAAAGGCGATAATATTTAACGACCAAGAGGTTGATGATAACCCGAATGGCGGTTCAGGCAAATCGCTTATGTTGGATGCTATAAACCGAATAAGAAAAATAGTAAAGATTGACGGTAAACTATACGATCCGAAAAAATCGGACTTTGTTTATCAGCGTGTTTCACTAGATACGCAAGTTCTTGCATTCGATGATGTAAAAAAGAACTTTAATTTTGAGCAATTGTTTCCGCTTATTACTGAAGGCATTACAATTAATAGAAAGAATAAAGAAGAAATATTTGTACCATTTGAGCGCAGCCCCAAAATTATAATAACTACTAACTATGTTATAAGTGGGAGTGGGGATAGCCATGAAAGACGCAGACACGAAGTTGAGGTATTTCAGTACTTTAATGCAAAACGTAACCCAAGAAAAGAATATGGAAGGCTTCTTTTTGATGATTGGACTGAACAAGAATTTAACAAGTTCTATAACTTTATGCTATCCAATGTTCAACTTCATTTAAACAAAGGACTTATAAAATACCAGTTAATTAACGGAGATATTAAAAGATTTATACAAAATACGCATAAAGACTTTTACGATTGGTGCATTGAGGAAAATATCCCAACAGATAAAAGAATTTATAATTCAGAGGTTATTCGTAATTTCTGCGATGAACATAAAAACTGGAAAGACCTAAGCAGCAAGGTTTTCTTAAAGTGGGTAGAAAAATGGGCTGAATTTAAAGGATATGTTTTTGAAAAAGACAGAGATATTAATGGAAGATATTTTGTAATTCATTCGGAAACATCTCCTTTTTAATTAAAAATACCATCAAAATAGAGAGCAGACCTAAAAATCTGCTCTTTTTTTATGACGGAAACCTTAAAAAAACATTAAAAAATGACGCAAAACTGCTTTTTTATGACGGAGAACGGCTTTTTATGACGGAGAACATATTATAACGTCATGTAATATGTAATATATAACTCGTTGATTATCAATAGACTATATACTTTTTATATACTATTTTCTTCTTCCATGACGGAGAGAATAAGAAAAAAAAAGAGAGGAAAAAAAAAGTCAGCTATTGTAAAAACGTGAGTGATTTTATATTTTCTGCGTCATGCGTCATTTTTTGCTTTTGGCTTACGCCGCAAAAATTTACCATCCGTTTTAAAAATATGTACTAATTTAGCAGAAACGCAGCAGATATTGTTACCATCTTTTCATGCAATAGTCGAAAAAGTTTACACGAGCCAATGGTTTAACGAAGTTATCGACAAGATGCAGCCAGAACAATTGCAGCAGGATTTAAAGCAAGAGGTTATAATGGTGTTACTAGAACTTCCACAAGAAAGGGTTGAACAAATGGAAGCCGATGGGATGCTAAAGTTTTATACAATTAGGACAATACTTAACATGATTAAGTCCGATAGGTCAAAGTTCTTTACTATGTTTAGGAATTATGAGGAAATACCCGACATCAAAGAACAAGCCCATGAAGATTATTTTGAAATGCCCGACATTGATTTAAATACTATCTTTGACAATACAAGAGAGCAGCTATACGAAAAAGATATGCTTTTTCATTATTGCTATTCTTTTGACCGCAACGCTTTAGCAATGAGTAGAGGTACACAAATACCCTACAAAACAATTATAAGAACATTAACAAACGCAAAAAACAAAGTTAAATGCTACTTACAATCGCAGCAGCAATAACGTTTACAATTTGGTTTATTGACATTGTACAACTACATAGGGTGCTTAAAATCAATTTTAAGCCCTTTAATTGCCATCCATGCCTTTCGGTATGGGTTTATATTGTTTTTTATTTATCGCCTAACCTTGTGGCTCTAATTGCGTTTGGCGCATGTTTTACATCGGTAGCTACTTGCATAATTTCTAAAATGTTAGACAAATGGAATTAAAGCCCGAACATTTAGCCTTTTTAAAAGCAAATGAACATCATTTTGCTACCGCCAAAGATGGTTGGGTGCAAAACGTAGAGGGGTTAGATATGCTTGAACACATATACCATCAATACTTAGATAGCCGATTTATATTAACTAAATGGTGTAAAGATTGCGTATTTAATATGATTTTAAGACTTGCACATTTATACGAACTAAATAAACCCAATGAGAATACTAGCACTAGGAAGCCTAAACTCAGGCGTTAGCTTTCATCGTATTATAATGCCTTTAATCTATATGGTTCAAGGTACTAATGACTTTGTAAAGATAACCAACCAAATAGACAATGAACAACTTGAACAAGGTTGGGATATTGTAGTAATGAATAGGTCGGTTAGTTTCCCTGCTCATAAAATGGCAGAGTTTAAACAAAGGTATGGCTTTACCTTAGTTGTGGACAATGACGATTATTGGGAACTTGATCCGCATCATAACCTTGCCGACCATTACCTTACTAATAACATTGCCCAACAAATTATAGACTACATACAAATAGCCGATATTTGTACCGTAACCCATGAAAGGTTGGCGGCTGAAGTTTATAAGTACAATAAAAACGTACATGTAATTCCAAACGCTTTGCCCTTTGGTGATGGTCAATTTAGTGCAGCCAAACAACCATCGGATAAAGTACGTTTGTTTTGGTCTGGTAGCGATACCCATGCACAAGATGTTTCTATACTAAGAAATCCAATGCAAAGAGTATACGGTGATTATGATTTAAGAAGTAAGATTAAAACCAACATGGCTGGTTATACCGAAAAAGCTAAACCCATTTGGGATATTATGATTTCGGCATTTACAACAGGGTTGAGGTTTGATTCAACTATTTATCAAATAGCATTGCCCGAAAAGTACATGAATGCTTATTGTGATTCTGATATATCGGTTATCCCTTTGCTTAACACAAAGTTTAACGGTTATAAATCTAACTTAAAAGTATTGGAAGCCGCCACAAAGCGTAACCCTGCTATTGTTAGCATGGTTGACCCTTACCTTGATATGCCTTTGTGTTATGTACGCTCTCAACAATATTGGTACAAATGGATAAAGGAATTAGTAAACGATAAAGCCATGAGAGAAGAAAAAGGGAATGAGTTGTTTAATTATTGCAATAAGCATTTTAATTTATTAACCGTAAATAAGAAAAGGCATGAATTATATTCATCCAACTGCCATAATTTATCCTGATGTAATTTTAGGCAATAATTGCTACATCGGTGCTTATTGTATTATAGGCGCACCGCCAGAATGGAAAGGTAAAGAGCAACAAGGTAAAGGCGTTTTTATAGGAAACGATGTAAGGATAACTGGGCATGTTACAATAGATTCGGGTGTAGAAAATAAAACCTTTATTGGTAGCGGTTGCTACATAATGAAAGGGGTGCATATTGGGCATGATGTTTATGTATTTCAAGATTGCACATTATCCTGCCATTGTTTAATAGGTGGTCATAGCATTATTCAAAAAAATACTAATATAGGTTTGGGTGCTATTGTTCATCAAAAGTTAATAGTACCGCCAGGATGTATGATAGGCATGGGAACTGTTGTAACAAAGCGCACACAAATGCAACCTAATTCAAAATACGTTGGAAACCCTGCAAGATATTTAAGCCCAAACAAATGACAACCATAATACTACTCGACTACTTAAGACATGAATTTACACATAGGGTTAAAGATGTAAATTTAAACAATGCTGGTGCGGAGTTTGAACTTGTGCAAATAGACATGAAAGGCGTTTCGGCTGCAATAAATGAAGGTATAGCACAAGCAAGCGGCAATGTAGTTACAATGGCAAACGATATATTGATGCCCAATAATTGGTTGGCGGATATGCTACATTATGCTAACCAAATACCAAATAGCGCAATGGTAGGAATGCACACCGTAGAGGGTTTACCCGCCCCAACGGAAATAAATGGATTGAAGATTTGGGAAACTATCCCATTTGGTAATGTGCTAATAACAAAACAAGCTATTGATAAAGTAGGGTATTTCAATCTTGACCTTGATCCGTATTCGGTAAACGATAGGGATTATTGGATGAGGTGCGAGTTAGCGGGTTTAATAAGCTATTACATTCCTGGAAGTGCAGAACATTTAGGAAACGATGTAGGGCAAACAACCGACTACCGTAAGATGAAAGATGAAAGCCTTAACTTATTATGGCGAAAAGGCGAACAATGGTTAGAGTATTATAAAAACACAGGAAATTACTATTTAGGTTATGAGCAAGTATAAAAAACATTATATCGGAGTAGATGAAATGTGGGAACTATTCCTACAATATCAAGAATGGGCAAAAGCCACGCCAGTTGAAGTGCAAGACTATGTAGGTAAAGATGGCAAAGAGGTACATAGAAAAAGAGAAAGACCACTAACATTGGTAGGGTTTGAGTTGTTTGTTTACAACATTAAAAACTGTGTTATCGCTCAATATTTTTATGGCGGCTCGGGTGATTATACCGATTATAAGAATGTAGCCGAAAGAATTAGAAAGACTATTCAAAACGACCAAATAGTTGGCGGCATGACCAACATTTATAATCCTAGTATAACCGCAAGGCTTAACGGATTGAAAGAAAGCGTTGAAGAAAGTGGAAGCAAAGAATTAACCATAAAAGTAAAATATGAGCGAAAAGGAAGTTCCGATAACACTTAATGAACCGCATGAAGCGCAAGAACAAATACTAAATGAAGCCCAAAGATTTAATGTGCTTTGTTGTGGTCGTAGGTTTGGTAAATCTGCCTTAGCGGTCAATTTACTTTGTGAACCCGCAATTGATGGAATGCCCGTTGGGTATTTCACCCCTACATATAAACTTTTAGATGGTACGTATAACGAATGCTTAAAAGTACTTGAACCTATTATATCAAGAAAGAACGACCATCAATTCATTGAACTTTTAACTGGCGGTAGGATTGAATTTTGGTCTTTAGAAAATGAATTGGCGGGTAGGTCAAGAAAGTACAAACGTGTTATATTAGATGAAGTTGCCTTTGCTCGTAACCTTTGGAAACTATGGACTGAAAGTATACGCGCAACCTTGTCCGATTTAAAAGGTGATGCTTGGTTCTTAAGTACTCCAAAGGGTAAGAATGATTTTTATAAATTATACATAAGAGGTAAACAAGACGAACCTAATTGGAAGTCGTGGCAAATGAGTACTTACATGAATCCTTACATCGATCCTTTAGAAATTGACGATGCAAAAAAGGATTTGCCAGAACTTGCTTTCTCTCAAGAGTACCTTGCCGAATTTAACGACAACGTAGCCAACCCATTTGGTACGGCTTATATTGCTCAATGTACTTACCCATTGTCTACATTACCCGCCGTTTGTTATGGCATTGATTTAGCAAAATCTTATGACTTTAGTGTTATTATTGGCTTAGATAAAAACGGAAGCGTTTGTTATTACGATAGGTGGCAAAGTGATTGGCATAATACAAAACGCAAAATATTAGATTTACCAAAAGTTGATGTTTGTATGGATGCTACGGGCAATGGCGATCCTATTGCCGAAGATATACAACGCGTAAGGGGTGGCGTTGAAGCATTTAAGTTTACATCAACAAGTAAGCAGCAATTGATGGAAGGATTGGCGGTTGCTATACAAAGTAGAGTAATAACATTCCCAGAGGGAGTAATTACAGAGGAGTTAAATAATTTTGAGTATATTTACTCAACAAGCGGGGTAAAATATTCTGCACCCAGCGGCTTACATGACGATACCGTTTGCGCTTTGGCTTTGGCATGGCGCAAATATCAAAGTGTTGGCAAAGGTGCGGGTAACTATTCATTCAGTTAATTATGTGGAATAAACTAACCGTAAAACAAGCGCAAGAAATTGACAAACTAAGGCGCAAAATAAGCAAAGAATACACCGAAGCCGATGTAGATACCGAACTATTGGCTATCATTAAAAACGTGCCTGTATCCGTAATAGATAGCATGAAGTGGGTGGACTTTGTAGAAGCTAGAAAAGAACTTGTATTTTTAGAAAACGAACCCAAAGGAAAGCCCGTTAAATATATTAAAATAGGCAAACGTGCTTATAGAATGGTTTACGATATTAGACAGATGCCTTTTGCTCGTTACATTGAGGGCAAAACCTTTGCACAAGATTTTGTTGCTAATTTACATAAGATAGCCGCAACAATGGTAATGCCCCAACGCAAAACATGGTTTAGATGGGTAGATGACAAGTACGATGCAGCAAAGCATGAAATATATGCAAATGATATGCAACAAGCACCATACGAGGCTATTTACGCAAGTACGGTTTTTTTTTGCAATCTATTCAAGAATTGGATAATAGCTTCAAAGGGTTATATGATAAACGAGTTAGCGAACAAGGGGATGACAAAAGAGGAAGCCGAAAAGCAGGTGAACGATTTATGCAAGTATTTGGATGGCATTACACCGCAGAGCAAATAGCCGAATATCAGCGCATTGAATTAAATAGCGTTTACGAAATGCCTACCATTGAAGCTATAAATGCCATGAGTTACCTAAAGGGTAAGGCTAAATATATTGAGGAGTTAAATAGATAGGTTGTATATTTGTTTTTTAGATCATGGTTTGTTTTTTGTTAGCCCTTTGTTTCTACAAGGGGCTTTTTTTATGCTATGCCTATAACCATCGCTTTTACTATTTAGAGTATGGCATTGAGTTTAGCAGGTATAGGCGAAAGTAGAAGCGGGTTTAATCAGCGAGGCGGAGCTGTTGATGAAAAAGAATTGCCTATTGTTCAAGGCTTACTTGAAAAAAGTGCTTTGGATTTTATAACACAAGTTCAAGCCAATATCAATAAAAAAGGCTTAACAAGCAAGGGCAATATGTCGGATTTGGTTTATAACGTAACCGACAACAACGGATCGTATTTAATAGAGGTTGGATATTCACCAGACAATCCCGCATCTAAATACTACGATTACCAAAATAAAGGCGTGGCGGGGGTTGGCAAATCTATTGCTTCGCCTTATGCTTTTAAAACATTGTATCCAAGTAGGGCAATGATGACAAGTATATTGCTTTGGCTAAGAACTGCAAAAAATCTAAGTAGAAATGAAAGTCAAAAGTCGGGCTTATCTAAACTACAAAAGAAAAGAAAATCATTAAGTAAGTCAGTAGATAAAAGCAAAGATTTAAAGTCTTTAGCCTATGCCATTTCGGTTTCTATAAAAAGAGATGGTATAGACCAAACAAGGTTCTTTGACGATGCAATAGTAAAAGTATTTGGCAAAGGATTTATTAAAAAAGCATCAGAGGCATTAAAAGCCGATATAAGTATAAAGATTATCAATTATGGCGATAACAATTAATTCAGTACCAGCCGACTTTGCTTCATTAAACGATGACGCATGGTTTGTAGTTAGTAGTACAAATGTAGCAACCGAAAACTTTAAATATGTATTTGATACCTATGTATCGGGTGGCATTGTTAGTAGGGTAAAAATAAACCCTGCCCCATCTGCCGAAAGTAGTTATGGCGTTTTTAATTCCGCGCCTATTGTACGCAATTACATGAATAACTATTTTAAACCAGTGGAAGGTAGCGTATTGCAACATTCATCGGATGAAATAAAGGTACAATACGATATTCGCTTTGGCGAAGAAGTTTCGGGCATTGTTACTACAAACTTAGCAAGTGGAAGCTATGCGGGTTACAACTATTACAATCCTTTGTTTTTCGATGGGATACTTTTGTTAGGCGGTGGCGAAGGTGATTTATTGCTTTCCAACCAATACGACAATTTACTTATATCAAACTATTCCGACGATTGGCTCACTGAACGTAAAATTGATTACATTGATATAATATTTGGCAAACGTAGTTTTATTTCGTTCTTATCTAGGGAACTTACAAGCTGCAACGTAGAAATAAGCAAAGTAAACGAATCGGGAAATATAGTAGCAACGGCATCGGGTGCAACGGTAAACCTTACGGGTGAATTTAATTTATTTGAATTTAGTGCCGCATCAATAAACGACTATTTAGGTAGTGAGTTTATTTTAGAAACCGATTACGGGTATAAGGTAAGGTTAATAAATGGCGAATTTATAACCAACTATGTAAACTATGTTCACGCTTGTTATACAAGAAGCAACCCTATTAACATTCATTTCCTTAACCGTTTAGGTGGTTGGGATACATTTGGGTTTAACCTTATAAATAAAAGGTTTACCGCATTTGAAAGGCGAAGTTTTAAAAAGGCTGCTTATCAACTTGAAGGCGATCAGATGCTTAATAGCGACCAATACAATAGATTCAATGAAAGTACTACTAACTTTTCAATAGAGCATAGAGATACTTATAGATTGGTAAGTGATTATGTAAGAGAGCAAGATTACACATGGCTCGGTCAATTGGTTGCTTCGCCTATTGTTTACATGGAAGTTAGAGGGGCTTATTTCCCTATAACGGTAACCGATACCAATTTTGAATACAAGACCGAAAAGGCAGACCAATTATACAACCTTGAAATAAATATTGAGGTAGCTAAATACAATAATAGTCAATATAGATAATGAGAACAAGATTAGTACTAGAAGGAATCAATTTAGATTTATACGAGGACATAGATACTACGTTTACCTATGCAATTGACGATGTAAACGATTTTGGAAGCAAAAACACATCGTATTCAAAGACTATTTCCATTCCTGGCAATGCCGTAAATAACAAAGCATTTGGTAATGTATTTAATTTATCAAGTTCTAACGATTACGACAACGGCGCACCTAACATTGGTTATAATTTTAACCCATCAAAATCGGCAAGGTGTATAGTACTAATTGACCAAATACAAGTTTTTAAAGGTTCATTAAGATTGACCGAAATAATAAACACCAATGGAACTTTAGAATACCAATGTTTTATTTATGGCGAATTAGGCGGCTTTATATTTGAATTAGGCAATAGGCGTTTAGAAGATTTGGATTTTAGCGAATACAACCAAAACTATACTTTGGCTAATATTACTAATTCATGGAATGCGGTAAATGGTCAAGGCGTTGCTTACCCTTTAATTGATTACGGCAATGTATCAACTAATAAAGTGGACTTTCAATACAAGGCATTTAGACCTGCGTTGTATGTTAGAGAATATTTAGAAAAGATAATTTCAGGCACAGATTACACCGTAGAAAGCAATTTCTTATTAACGCCTTTGTTTGACCGTTTGGCAATACCTTACAATAGAAAAAATTTAGATAGGGTTTCAACTCAATACATGTCGGCTACAATTAATGAGCAAGAATTTGCATCGGTAGCGGATCAATATGTTTTATCTTACACAGGTGTTTCTTTAGGTAGCTTTAGTTTAACCGCTAGTGGAACTAATATACAATATAATGGTACTACACCAATAACGGTTGATATTGAATTTCGTTTAACTGGTCAAATAGGTATCATTTACGCAGGTGGCGATGCACAACCTGTTAATCTTATACTACAAAAAAACAATGTAGGTATTGATTCAATAACGTTGCTACCTTATACAGAGGTAAGCACAACCGAGCCAATGGATATACTTGTTAGATTCAATGGCGTTAATTTAGTAACGGGCGATAGGCTTAGAATGGTTATACCTGTTGAAGATGCTAGTAGAGGACTTAATACAATAGTATTAGAAATTGATGCGGGTATTGCATTAACATTTGGCGGCGGTACGGGTTTGGCAGTACCTATAAACATCGGCGAAACCATACCCATTAACAAGATAATTCCAAAGGGTATATTTCAAAAAGACTTCTTTATTTGGATTTTAAAAATGTTTAATCTTTACGTTTACGAAAGTCCATTTGATGACAAAAAGATTATCATTGCGCCTTACGTTGGTTTTTATCCAACAACGGCTGCAAATGCTATTGATATTTCACAAAAGGTTGATCGTAAAGAACCAATTAGGAGCATCCCAATGAGTGAACTCAATGCAAGGTATTTTAGATTTAAGTACAAAGAGGACAACGATTTTTATAACGAGGAATACCGCAAAGGCTATAATGAAGGCTATGGCGATTTTATTTACGATACCGAATTTGATTTTAGCAAAGACACAGACGATTTAGAGGTAGGTTTTAGTAATTCGGTTTTGTATCAAAACACAGGAACGGATAAAGTTTATCCTGCCATTTATAAACTTTCAGGGACTACCGAAACAAGCATGGACTTTAATATAAGAATAGTGCAAATGAAGAAAATGAGTTGCAGTTCTTATAACATTTTAAACGGTGTTACCAATTTGGGAACACAAGCAAATTACTTGTATTGTGGACATGTAAACGATCCCGTAACACCAACAAGCGATTTATGCTTTGGCGCACCACAAGCATTGCAGTTTACACCAACGGGTGTTTATCCATCGGCTAATTTATTCAACTCTTTTTATTCGGATTACATGGCAGAGATAACGGATAAGGATAGTAAATTAGTAGCATGTAAAGCGTACCTAAATACGGTTGATATAATGACTTTGGATTTTAGTAAGTTGATTTATTTAGATGGCGTTTTGTTTAGATTAAATAAAATAAAAGATTATAACCCAGTTGATTTAGGTACAACCGAAATTCAACTACTTAAAGTAATAGATTTATGAGCGAAATAATAGGTTTATCGGTACAGTTACAAGCAGACAAAGCAATTGAATCGGTTGGTAGTATTAAAAAGGCAATGCGCGAAGCACAGAAAGAGGTGCAAGTATTATCCGACAAGTTTGGTGCAACTAGCAAAGAAGCTATTAACGCCGCAAAGGTAGCGGGGGAATTAAAAGATAGGATAGGCGATGCAAAAGCATTGACCGATGCCTTTAACCCCGATGCAAAGTTTAGAGCATTAACTTCATCTTTAGCGGGTGTAGCGGGTGGATTTTCAGCCTTACAAGGTAGTATGGCTTTATTTGGTAGCGAAAGCGAAGATGTACAAAAGACTTTATTAAAAGTACAGTCGGCAATGGCTGCATCGCAAGGGCTACAGGCAATAGGAGAAAGTATAGATAGTTTTAAGCAATTAGGGGCGGTAATAAAAACGCAAGTAGTAACCGCATTTTCAACTTTACGAGGTGCAATAATTGCCACAGGCGTTGGTGCTTTAGCGGTTGGATTAGGTTTGATAATTGCAAACTTTGAAGCGGTTAAAAAAGCGGTATTAAGCGCAATTCCTGGTCTTGAAGCATTTGGCAAATGGATAGGAAAGACAATTGATTCAATAACCGATTTTGTAGGTGTTACAAGTGATGCTACTAGGGCATTGGATAAGTTAAAAAAAGATGCAGATGCTACCTTGAAAGTCAATGAAAAGTTCATGAAAGAACATGGCGATCAAGTAGACAAGTACACAAAGCAAAAAATTGATGCAAAAAATAAATATTTAGAAGCTATAAAAGAAGATGGCGCAAATGTAGCGGCATTGGGTAAAAGGTTAAATAGAGAATTGGCTGCTGCTGATAAAGAAAGGGCAGACGATGCACAAAAAGCAAGAGATGAAGAAGCAAAGAAAAGAGCAGAGGAAGCAAAGAAAGCAAAAGAGGCAAGGGATAAAGTTGCAAAAGACATAGAAGAAGAAAACGAAAGGCGTAAAAATGCAGAGCTTAAATTCTTTTTTGATAGGCTAAAAGCTATTGATTCTTTAAATGCACAAAGAGCAAAAGAAAAAGCCGAACAAGATGCTTTGGATAAAGAACTTTTAGACCAAAGCGCAAAAGATGCTGACGATTATTCTGCACGAGAATTTGAAAGAACCCAAAAAGATATTGCAAATAGAAGATTAAAAGCCGCTGAATTAAAAGCAATAGGATTAGCTGAATTACAAGCAGATAGAGAATTAGAAGATGCAAAGTTTGGAGTAGCTAGTCAAGCATTGGCATTAGGTCAGCAGCTAGTTGCAGGACATGAAGGCGTTGCAAATGCATTGTTTTTGGTTGATAAAGCATTAGCCATTGGCAAGATAATTGTTGATACGCAAAGAGAAATAGCAGGATATTTTGCATCTACTGCGCCATTAGGTCCAGCAGGAGCGGCTATTGCAGCTAAATTATCATTAGGTGCAAAAATAAGAGCAGGGATAGGGATAGCAACAATAGCAGCTACATCGATAGCTAAATTTAAAAACGGTGGCGCGGTTGCGCCTTCTATTGGCGGTGATGGTGCGGTAAATGTAAACGGTGGTTCACCGCTTCAGCCGACTACAATTGCCGCAAATCAAGTAACACTTGACCAACGTAGTATAAACGCAATGGGTAATAGAGCGATAAAGGCTTATGTAGTAGAAACAGAAATAAGTAGCGCACAACAAAAGATTAGAAGGATACAAAAACAAACAACCTTTGGATAAGCTATTTGACCAAAAACCCAAAATAAACTATATATATTATGGACTTACCTGTTTTTTTATTGAATATATCGGATGACGAAAACAACGATACCGAAGTAAATTACATTGCTTTGGTTGAATATCCTGCAATACAAAAAAACTTTTTAGCATTTAAAGATCAATTTGTTGAGCCAAAACAAGGCGAAAGCAAAGAAGATTTTATCCCTAGATGTATTAGCTACATGATTAACGAGGGTAAAGAAAATGAACAAGCGGTCGCTATTTGCTACAATATGTGGGAAGGCGGCTTTACCGAATCGTTTAAAAGCTATGCCGATTATCCCGATGGAGTAAAAGGTAATGCCAAAAGGGTGTTAGAATATGTAGAGAAAAACGGTTGGGGTTCATGCGGAACTCCCGTTGGTAAGCAAAGAGCAAATCAATTAGCAAAAGGCGAAGCTATATCCTTAGAAACCATAAAAAGAATGTACTCTTATTTAAGTAGGCATGAAGTGGATTTGGATTCATCTACGGGTTATAGCGATGGATGCGGTAAACTTATGTATGATGCATGGGGTGGAAAGGCGGCTTTAGGATGGAGTAGAAATAAATTAAGGGAGTTGGGAGAATTAAAAGACGATTTTATTGGGCAAACTAAATTTGCTATACAAGACGAGGAACAAAAAATTGTTTCTGGTCCTTTAATGGTAGCCGATTTACCAATTTACCGTAGAGATGAAGATGCCGAGTATTATGTAGTATTTACCGCCGATGAAATTAAAAAGATAGTACAAAGGTTTTTCAAAAAAGGCTATCAAAGCAAAGTAAATATTGAACATGGAAAGCCCGTTGATGGCGTGTATATGTACGAAAGTTATATAATCGATAGGGAAAAAGGCATTATGCCGCCAAAAGGATTTGAAGATATTAGCAACGGGAGTTGGTTTGGTACTTTTAAAGTAGAGAATGAAAGCATTTGGGAAATGGTAAAAGAAGGCACTTTTAAAGGCTTTAGCGTTGAAGGTTTATTTCAATACAAGCCAAAAAAAGAGGCTATGAGTGATGAAGAAGTGCTTGAAAAAATTAAGGCAATACTTTCTATTTGACCATATTATTAATTAAAAACTATTTAGGTTATGAACGCAAAAGAATTACTAGAAAAAATCAAAGCGGTATTTAACGAAGTACCTGTTGAACAAGCTGCTGCACCAGTTGCAGAAGAAGCACCAGTAGAGTTTAAAGATTATACTTTAATGGATGGTTCAAGCGTATCTATTGACAAATTAGAAATAGGCGGCGCGGTTACAAAAGATGGCGTACCTGTTCCAGAGGGTGAATACCTTATGGCAGATGGTTCTGCAATTGAAGTTGATGCAAGTGGGTTGATTTATGAAATTAAAGCAGCCGAGCCTGTAATGCCAGAAGCACCCGTTGAAGCAGCAAAACCACCGATGGAAGATGCAAGAGTACCACAATTAATGGCAGAGCAAGTTAGATTGAAACAAGCATTCAATGATTTAGTTTCATTGGTTGAAGGTTTAATTGAAACTCCTGCGGTTGAACCAATAGAGGTACAAAAAACTAAATTCGGTCAGGTTATCGACAATAAAAAAGAAAGACTTTCTAAAATATCAAATTTATTAACTCAAATCAAAAATAAATAAAAATGGCATTCTCAGTAGGAACACTTACAGACTACGTTAAGCAGAAGGCAGACGAGATTGTCGCTTCTTCGCTTTTCGATGCAAAAACTCAACAATTAATTCAGGCTTCAGGTAATGTAATGGTTGAAGTTAAGTCGGCTCAAACTGTAAACATCATGGACACCGATGCGGCTTTCCAAGATGATAGCGGTTGCGCTTTCAATGCTTCTGGTACAACTACATTTACTCAAAGAACTTTGACTGTTGGTAAAATCAAGATTCAAGAAGCACTTTGCCCTAAAGATTTAGAAGCTAAGTATTTACAAGAATCATTAAGACCAGGCACTAACCAAGATAGCGTTCCTTTCGAGGCTGCTTACATGGATAGAAAAGCTGGAAAAGTTGCAGAGCAATTAGAAACTGCAATCTGGAAAGGTGATAAGTTAAGCACCAACATGAACTTAAACAAGTTTGACGGATTTATAAAAATCATTAACGCTGCTGCTGGTGTTGTAGATGCAAACACTACTCCTTATGTAAGTGCAACCGTTACAAGTTTAACAGTAACTAACATTTTAAGTGTTATCAAAGGAATCAAAAACGCTATCCCTGCACAAGTAATGGGTAAAGAAGATTTTGTTATATTCTGCGGATGGGATACATTTAACTTAGTAGTTGATGCTCATGTTAATGCTAACTTGTTTAACTACGGTTCTCAAAATATCGGAAACGGTGAGTTCACTATTCCAGGAACAAATTACAAAGTAATTGCAGTTCATGGTTTAGATGGAACAAACGATTTGTTTGGTCTTAGACTTTCAAACATGTACTTTGGTACTGATTTGTTAAGCGATGAAACAAATGCTGAAATGTGGTATAGCCAAGATGACAGAAATGTTAAGTTTCACTTAGCTTTCAAAGCTGGTGTTCAGGTGGCTTTCCCTGCAGAGATTGTTAAATTTATAGTATAAAAAATCGGGGTAGGTGCTAAATGTACCTACCCTTTAAAAATTATTAATCATGCCATGTGCTTTAACAAGTTCATATAGTTTAGATTGCCGCGATAGTGTTGGCGGTTTGGTAGAAATTTACTTCATTGAGGAAGGTAATGTTACAAGCGTTACCGAAGCTAGTGGATCTGTTTCTGCAATAACCAAAGCAACGGGAAAGGTATTTAGAAAATATGAGCAAGACCAAGATACGGCGTTCTTTGTTGAAAACTTAAATAGTAACGTACAAAACGGAACTATCTTCTATCAACAAGAATTGACCATTGTTTGCAATAGAATGCAAACCGCTACAAGAAATGAATTGTTGTTGTTGGCAAAAAATAGATTAATTGCAGTAGCTAAAGATGCAAACGGTGCATATTGGTTGTTAGGTAAAACTAGACACCTTCATGCAACTGCTGGAAATAGTGGTTCTGGTACTGCTTCTGGAGATCGTAACGGTTACACCTTTACTTTCACCGCTATGGAACCAAACCTTGCGCCAAGCGTAACCGATGCTTGTGCTGCTACTTTATTAACTGTTGGAAGCTAATAAAACATAAATAAAATTAAACGATGCCCCAATAATATCGGGGCATTGTTGTTTTTGACCAAAACCAATGATTTTGCTATTTAAGTTATGCTAGTACTTACAAAAGGCATTACTTCAAATATAGTTGTTACATTGACCGAAAAGCAATTGCTAACTTCGCCTAATTATTTATTTATATTTACAGGTAGGACTACAAATACAGAGGTTAAATTTGTTTTGCTTAATGCAGCCGATGTAAGCCAATACAAGCAACGATATAATAAATTTAGCATATCAAACACCTTATTTAGTACCGCTAAAGTAGAGCAATACATTTACAACATATACGAGCAAACAAGCACAAGCAATACAAATCCAATAGGGCTTAATTTATTAGAAACTGGCATAATGGATTTAAAACAAAGTGCAACAATATTTACAAGCCCTATCGGGGTTGAAACTGAATTTATTATACCATCATGAGTGAAAGCATATTCATACTAAAATTTGCAGAAGCAAAACAACCTGCATACAAGGAAAAAAGAGCCGAAGGATATATTGAATTTGGAGAAAAAAACGACTATCCTACTTACTTGTTAGACTTATTTAACAAGTCTGCAAAGCATGGTGCTATAATAAACAACAAGGCAAAGTATATTTCTGGCAATGGTTGGGTAACCGAATCGGGTGAAGATTCAATCTTTGCAAACAAAATGATGTTAGATGTACTAACTAGAAAAGTAGCTTTAGACATTGAAACCTTTGGCGGTTGTTATTTAGAAGTTATTTGGGGGCAATTAGGCAGACAGATTGCAAGTGTAAACCATGTAGATTATACAAGGGTAAGAACCAACAAAGACAATACGCAATTTTGGTATAAAGAAGATTGGTTGGCTATTGGTAGAGATAAGAAAGAAGCAAAGGTTATTCCTGCTTTTAATCCAAATACCAATGAAAAAGTACAAATATTATTTATAAAAGAATATAGACCTGGCGGAATGGCTTATCCGCTTCCTGGTTATTTCCCTGCATTAAACTTTATAGAAAGTGATGTAGAAGTGAGTAAGCATGTTTTAGGTAATGCTTCAACTGGCTTTACACCATCTAAGTTAATTACATTGCCAAATGGTGAGCCATCGGATGACGAAAAGAAAGAAATTACAAAAACATTTGAAAAAAGATTCACTGGTTCGGATGGCAAAAAGTTTATCCTTTCATTTGTTACCGATGCGGCTCGTAAACCTATCATTGATGACTTAGGCGCATCAGACATGACTAAGGAAGATTTTACCGCCGTTGATACGTTAATACAAAATAACATATTTGCGGGGCATGAAATTACTTCACCTTCATTGTTTGGTATTGCTCAACCTGGAAAGTTAGGAACAAGCACCGAGTTGAAAGATGCTTACGAAATATTTAAAAACACCTATGCCAACGATAAGCAAATGCTATTGGAAGGCGTGTTTAATATGTTGGCACGTTATGCGGGTTATAATGAAGTTTTAAAAATTATGCCTGTTAATCCTATTGGATTGCAAGTAACCTTTGCCGATTTAATAGCTATGGGTGCGCCTAAAGAATACTTGTTTGAAGTGGCGGGTATTGATGCTAGTAAGTACCAACCAACAAACGAGCAAGGCGTTCAAGTTCCATTGGGTGCAACAAACGAGGCTTTGCGTTCATTAACGGGCAAACAACATCAACAATTGCTTCGCATCATTAGACAAGTAGGGCAAGGTAAATTGACAAAAGAAGCCGCAACCGTAATGCTTAAAAGCGCACTTGGTTTAAGTGATGACGATATAAATACAATGTTAGGAGTTGATGAATTACCAACTCAAATGTCGGCGCAAGACGAGGTAAGCATATTTGCCAAGTTTGGCGATAGTAAGCAAAACTATAATGTACTTGTATCGCGTGTAAGGTTTAATGACCAAACGGAACTACAAGCCTTTGCCGATGTTACACAAATAGAAAGCAATGTTTTGGATTTAATTGCAAAGGATAAGCGTATTACCCCAGAGGTAATTGCCGATACTTTAAACGTAACCGTTAGAAGGGTTACCGATATTATAAGCGCGGCAATTGAAAAAGGTTTAATAAGTACACAACAAACTACAATAGGCAAAGGCGATCAAACAAACATTGTAATAGAGCGTAAATTAACACAACCTTTAGCAAAGATTGTTGAGCAAATAAAGCCACAAACTACACAGTTTTTGGTTCGCTATTCTTATGAATGGCTTCCAGAAATACCTGCCAATGAACGCAATTCGGCGGCGCATCCTTCAAGGGATTTTTGCAAACAATTAATGACTTTAGATAGGCTTTATTCAAGAGCCGAGATTGAACAAATATCAGCGCAAGTTGGATATAGCGTGTTTGATCGTAGAGGCGGTTGGTGGAACGATGACGGTACAAATAAGCCACATTGTAGGCATAGGTGGTTTTCTCAAATAGTAACAAGAAAATAAAATGAGCAGCAATACACTACTAATTACAGTACAACAGATTAAAGATAGAACAGGCTTACATTCCAACGTGGATGAAAAGCAAGTAAAGCCCGATATTAAGTATTGTCAAGATGCTTATATCTTACCATTGTTAGGCACTGCATTAATGAACAAACTTCAAGACGATATTGAAGCAGGTTTACCAATAGGAAACTATTTAATATTATGGCGTGATTATTTATTAGACGCCTTGACTTATTATGTATTAAGCGAAAGCCCAAACACATTAACATACCAACTTTATAACAAAGGATTGGTTCGCAAAAGTTCGGACAATACAATCAATCCCGATGTACAAGAAATTATAAGCGAAGCTAATAGGTTTAAGAAAAAGGCAGAGTTTTATGGTCAAAAGATGGCTAACTATTTATTAGAAAACCATACTTTATTTCCTGAATATGATGAACCTGGAACTGGCATCGACATTGAGATTCCAAAAATAAACGCATACACAACTACTTTTTATATGGGCAATGATTGCAAATGTGATAATGGTAGTTATCAGGTATCGGATTCTAAATATAAAAAAGGATGCAGATGAGCAATAAGACTTATCATTTGAAAAATCAAGAAAAGTTACAAAAATTTATCGAGCAGCAAAAAAAGAAAGATGACCTTAAACCAAATAGTCAAAAGAATAAAAGCAATAGCCGAAGCGCACGAACAAATTAATACGTTTGTGTTTGGTGATATTGACGATGCTTTGCGTTTAGATGTAGTTTATCCCGCTTGTTTTATGCCTTACCCTAGTGAAACTATTTCAAGCGCGGATAATATAATGGCGGCTAGTTTATTTTTTATGGATAGAACCGTACAAGGTGGAAGCGAAACCGATAAAACCTATAATGAATTAGAGGTAACAAGCGACATGAGAGAAGTGGCAAAAGATATATTTGCCCAATTGCTTTACCAAAAATACAATCCTATTTGGAATGTATCAAAAGATTGCACAATTACTTTGACCAATGAAAGCGAATTAGACTATTTAGCAGGGGCGCAATTGTCATTCACCATTAAATTACCGTACATCGCAGACCGTTGCGCAGTACCTACAAATTACAATTATGGCACTTGATAAAAGGATTGACCAATTAGCAGCAACAATACCAGTATTATCGGACTTGTTGGCTATTTACGATGTAAGTAATATTGGCACTAAAAAGATTACCATTGCTCAATTAGTTGCTTTAATTAATTCAAGTAGCATTACTACTATTTGGGTAACCGCTACGGATAGCAATGTTATAAGTGATGCAAGATTAGTTGGTAGGATAGTTTCTTTGGTTTTAGTAGGTGGCATAGGTTCGGGACAAATTATAACAAGCGGAACGCCAACGGGCGAACAATTAAAATTTGATACCGCAGCAGGAACTTTACAAAGACAATATAGCTTTTCGGCGGGTGAAACAATAACAATTCAATACATATAATGAAACAACTATTAACATTTTTATTCCTTATTTCAAGTTTTGTTTCTTTTGGGCAATTTGCACCAACATCAGCCAAGACTAAGTTTGTAAACGGCATTGGCATTGGTAGCAAAGATACAAGCCAATTTACGGCGGCGGATACTATTGCCTTAACCATTGCAAGGGATAGCGTAATGTATTATAGATATAGAGGCTTTTGGCGACCTATTGCAACGGGCGGTAATTTAAGCGCATATAAGCTCATTAGCGACACTTTGTTCAATAATGGATATACTACAAGGGCAAGACTAAAACAAGGCTTAGATAGCCTTGCAGCCACCAAAGGAACGGTTAATAGCGTTGGGCTTACTATGCCATCGGCTTTTAACGTAGCAAATAGCCCAATTACTACAAGCGGAACTTTAGCGGTTACGGCAGCGGGTAATGCTACTCAATACATTCGTGGTGATGGCGTTTTAGCTAACTTACCTACAAGCGGAGATGGTGGCGGTGCATCGGTATCTTACTACTTAAACGGTTCGGTTAATCAAGGTACTATTGGCGGTGTTACTTATTACGAAATGAATAAAACCCCTATAATTGGGGCGGGTACGGATTTTACAACAAGTTCTAACGGATATATTGCATCTTTTTTAACCGATGCTAACGATCCAGCTTTACTTGTAATACCTGCTGGTAATTGGAATTTTGAAACATACTTTCAGGTTTCAAGCGGTGGCGGTAGCCCTACATTTTACATTGAGTTGTATAAATACGACGGTACTACTTTTACGCTTATTGCTTCTAATAGCACAAGCCCTAAATTGATTAATGATGGTACAAGTATTGAGGCTTATTTTAGTGCATTAGCCGTTCCGCAAACAACATTAACATTGACCGATAGATTGGCGGTTCGTATTTATGTAACAACGGCGGGGCGTACAATTACCTTACATACCGAAAATGGACACCTTTGCCAAGTTATTACAACATTTACAACAGGCTTAACCGCTTTAAATGGTTTAACCGCACAAGTACAATACTTAGCGACAGGAACAAGTGGAACGGATTTTAACATAGCAAGTGCAACGGCTACACATACTTTTAACTTACCTACTGCATCGGCTACCAATAGAGGTGCTTTAAGTAGTGCCAATTGGACTACATTCAATAATAAGATTGGGGCGGGTGATACGGCTTCGATGTTATTGCCTTATACAAGGGTGCAAAGGTTTACGGATTCACTTACTAACGTACAAAGTAGGATTCAAACGAAGTTGAACATATCCGATACAAGTGCTATGCTTTCACCTTATGCAAGGACATCAAACTTACCATCGTTAGCACCTTACAAACTTATTAGTGATACATTGTTTGTAAATGGTTACACTACAAGGGGAACTACAAAGAAGGTTATTGATTCTTTGGCGGCTATTGAATTAAATATTAGCGATACAAGTGCAATGCTTAGTAACTACCGTAGGACTTCAACAAAGATTACCAATAGCGATTTAGTAAATAGCACTATTTCGGGTGTAAGTTTAGGCGGTAATTTATTTAGCCATTCTAACGGTTATGGAATAAGCGGTTCGGCTTACAATGGTTCGGCTGCTCAAACATGGCTTGTAGATACCGCAAACATAAGCACTAAGGCAAACGTAACCGCTTTATTGTTAGGTAAGCAAAACAATATTACTCTAACAACAACAGGCACTTCGGGTGCAGCTACATTGGTAGGGGCTACGTTGAATATTCCGCAATATCAAGCTGCAGGTACTTATGTTACAAGCGTAACCGCATCAAGTCCTTTGGCTTCAAGCGGTGGCACTACTCCTAACATTACTATCCAACAAGCAAGTGGTTCGCAGAATGGGTTTCTAAGTTCTACCGATTGGACTACATTTAACAACAAACAAAACGCTCTCACCAACCCCGTAACAGGAACAGGTACTACTAACTACCTACCTAAGTTTACAGGTGCAAGTACAATAGGGAATAGTCAGTTGTTTGATAATGGTACTAATGTTGGTATCGGTACTGCATCTCCTTCAATAAAATTAAGTGTAAATACAAACGCAGCAGGGGCAATAGCAAACTTTACTGATGGAGTAGCACAAACTTTAAGAATTACAACAGGTACAGGATTTGCAGCTATTGATAATCCAAGTGCAGGTGCATTAGCGTTTCAAATTGCAAGTTCAGAACGTATGCGTCTTGACGCTTCAGGCAATTTAGGCTTAGGAGTTACACCGAGTGCGTGGGCGAGTGATTGGACTGTTTTACAAATAGGAAGTATTTCATCTTTAAGTCAATACAATTCTAATAATTCAGTTTTACTTACAAATAATTATTACAATGCTACAACATCAGGAGCAGCACCAAGATATATTGCTAATGGAGCAGCAGGTGCTTATCAAATAGCTTCAAATATTCATTATTGGTATAACGCCCCAACAGGAACGGCAAATTCAGCAATGACTTTAACTGCTGCAATGACGTTAGGGGCTAATGGCAACCTACTCGTAGGCACAACCACAGACAATGGTGCGAGGCTGCAAGTGGCGGGGAGTGGTACGTTTAGTGGTGATTTACGAGTAAACTCTGGTAATGTAATTATACAAAGTGTAGCAACTAATAATAGTTGGGTTGGCGATAATTTTTATTATGATGGTGCTTTTAAATATAAAGCCAATGGCTTTGCAACTGCTTTATATTTTGACGGTTCTGAATTTCAAATAAGAACAGTTGGTTCTGGAAGCACAAATGCAGCATTTTCTTGGACAACTCCATTTAAAATAAGCAACACCACAGGCGCAGCTACGTTTAGTAGTACATTAGGAATCAACGGAGTTGCAGATAATGTAAAGGGTGGTACTTATACGCCTACTTTGAGTAATACATTTAATATAACATCATCTGCTTTAGTAACAGGTTCAGCGATTAAATATATAAGGGTTGGAAATATAGTAACTGTAACAGGAAGGGCAACAGTTACGCCAACAACAGCAAACTTTGTTACCTTAACGCTTTCATTGCCTATTTCTTCAACATCATCTGATGTAGGTATGGTTATAGGAACAGCATCAAACACGATTGAAGGTGGTATATGGGGTACAGTTTCTCCATCAACTAATTCAGCTTTTATTAATTTTTATAATAGCCTTGTTACTGCTTACGACATTTATTTTTCTTTTACATATCAAGTACAATAAATTAAACCCCAAACACAAATATGAAACAAGTACTATTTATTCTCGGTTTAGCGTTTACCTTAAACGCATCAGCACAACAAGTCGATACCGTTGCAAATGCAATACAAGTAAAGCCAGTGCTTTACAATGCTTTGGTAAAAGATACGGTATACCAAGTTAGTTGGACTGTATTAGGAATCCCAAGACACGACACAAGCGGTGCAAATTCTTACGTTCAATTGTTTGACCGTAAAGCCAAAAGCATAGGGCAAATGAACATCCAAATCCCTAACGCCGTAATAGTTGCGTGGTTAAATGATACAATTATTGACGATTACATCTTAAAATACTTAGGTTTGCAAAAAAAATAACATGAAAAAACTATTATTCATTGCTGCATTATTTGCCGCCACAACAACCAAAGCACAAAAGCAAGATTCTTTGGTGCTTCAAATTACTATTGATACTACTACTTTTAAAAATGTAGTGGCATTAATTCAAGAAAACATCAACGGTAATACAACAACGGGTAAGCTATTGTTGCAAAGCATTTTAGCACCGTTGTACAACAATGCAAAACTAGTGGCTGATAAACCAAAGGAAACTATTAAAAAGTAACACAATGCAACAAAGTGAAAGCCTGGAACAAAAGATTGATAAAATTTACGTTGCTTTATTAGGCGATGAATTTGGCAGCAAAGGCATAGTTGATAGGCTTTTGGATGTAGAAAAAGAAGCCAAATTAAGCAAAAGTTTTAGGCAAAAAACAATGGCTGGGCTTTCATTTCTTGTTGCTTGTGGTGCAATCCTTGCATGGATAGGAGATAAAATTTTTGAACTATTAAAACATAAATAAAATGAATGAATCAAAATTATTTAGCGTAAACACGAAAGACATTTTAAAAGGTTTATTGATGGCAATATTAACCCCAGCGGTTTTTATCCTTCAACAATCATTAGAAGCGGGTAGTTTAAAAATTGAATGGCATACCGTACTACTTGCATCCATTGCGGGTGGGGTAAGTTATTTAGTTAAAAACTTCTTTACACCGCCTACAAAGGAAGTAAAATGAGAATCAATATAAGTGAAATAGCAAAGCTATTGCTAATATACCTTATTGGGATAGTATTACTC